TTGACCTGTTCCGAAGTCATATAAACATATCTGGATGTGTAAATCTTTTTAGGTAAGTCTAGACATTCATCTTTCAAAACCCGAAAAGAAAACTTATCTATCTTTTCTGTCAATTCTTTTATATGACGATACCCTACAACTTGCTGAAAACTGTGACCTCCCATCTGACGGCTGTTTAAAACTGCATACCTTGCCCGAAAAGCATAATAAGAACTAAAGCCTAACATATTCTTGCCTAGGAACTCACACTGTGAAAACAGATCCAATGGTGAATTTGTTACGGGCGATCCCGTTAATATTCTTTTGTAAGCAAATTTACTTGCAATCTTTAACAAAGCTTTTGTTCTTTTTGCCTTTGGATTTTTAATCGTGGTTGACTCGTCCAAGGCAATTAAACCTTTGGCCGCAAACATTGAACTAATGACATCTGCATTTTTAAATGCACGGGTCGTGGAGAAGGCCTCAACATTCATAACAAATATAATAAACTTATCTTGCGGTGGATTCCTCCAGAAGTTTAACCAATACTTCTTTTCACCCTGGTTCATATTAGATTTCCAGAAAATACATTCATGTTCTATGTCTTCTGAAAAATGTTCTGGTATTTCTTTACTGATCCAGTTACGATAAACTCCCTTGGGAGCGATAATGAAAGCAAAGTTTATTTTTTTAAGTCTTGCCAACATGGTAATATTATCAAGCAAAACCTTTGATTTACCTGTACCCATCTCCATAAACAAAGCAAAACTGGATCTATCCCAACCCTTCTCCAATGCTTTAATTTGATGTTTATATGGTTTTGTTTTAAATTGTTCTTGACTTATCATTCATGTTCCCCCATATTGTATTAATATATGTTGCAATAATTAAATTGTCAACTTAAACCTGAAGAGGAGATACTTGTTATGAACAAGAATACTTTATTAGAAGAGGATATGTTTGCTGATGCAACCTCGTTTGATAAAATCGATCCAATCGAAGGAAAGAGATTATCAAGTTTAGTCAATCAGTTAAATCAAGTTACAAAAGATATACAGGAAGCTGAAGACTTTCTTAAAACTTTGAAAGCCAAAAAGCAAAACATATCTTTTGAACAAATTCCAGAAGTAATGGATGAGATGGGCATAGATCGATTAGACGTGGATGGTGCAACTGTCTCGTTAAAAAGCTTTGTATCTGCATCGATACCTTTGGATAAGAAAGAAGATGCTTATGCATGGTTAAGAGAGAATGGTTATGATGACATCATTAAGAATGACATAACCTTATCTTTCGGTAGAGGTGAGGATAATGTTGCAAAAGATCTCATGGCAGATCTTGATCAACGTGGTTTTCATCCCGAATCAAAAACTCACATTCATTCTATGACCTTAAAAGCTTTTGTAAGGGATATGGTTGAAAAGGGTGAGCCTATTGATTTGGATTTATTTGGTGCATTCGTAGCACGAACAGCCGTTGTTAAAAAGAAATAAGGGAGGATATAATGTCTAAAAATATAACAACTAAATCAAATACGTCAGTATCACCTATAATGGATGATATTCTTAATTCAGCAGGCGAAGGTATTGATTATGATACAAATGAATTACAAATTCCTTTTATCAGAGCGATACAAGCCTTATCACCACAGATCAAGAAGAATGATCCGCAGTTTATTGAAAAAGCATCTCAAGGTGATTTGTTTAACACTGTTACAGGTGAGTTCTGGGATGGTGAAAAAGGTATCGTAGTTATACCTTGCTACCAGGAAACAAAATATCTTGAGTTCATTCCAAGAGATCAAGGCGGTGGTTTTGTCGGTGAGATAGAAGTAGACTCACCTGTTCTTAGTCAGACTACCAGGGACAGAAGTGTTGAGATACTTCCTAACGGCAATCAGTTGGTTAAGTCCGATCAACATTATTGTATGGTCTTGAATGATGATGGCAGTGCACAACCTGCTATTATTGATATGAAGTCTTCTGCTTTGAAAGTAAGTCGTAGATGGAAGACACAAATAGCAATGTTCAAGATCCAAGATAAGAATGGAGAGTTCAAACAACCTGCCTTATTTGCTACCAAGTGGCGAGTTAAGACAGTTGAAGAGTCTAATGAACTAGGTACATGGTACAATCTCAATATAGAGAAAGTCGATCTGGTTGATTCCAAGGCTCTGTTTGATGAAGCGAAAAGCTTTCGATCATCAGTGATGAAAGGGGAGGCGAAAGCTGTAGCTGAAAACCTTGAAGGCGAAGAAACACCCTTCTAGGGTTAGGAGAGTAGCAGTGTTACCCTCATTACACTGCTACTTTTTTTCATGTCAGTAGCACAGAAATTTTTTGATTTATTTGAAGGCTCTAATCTAGCACATGGTGAAACTACTGTGGGCAGTATGAGACGTAATGGTAAGGCTGAAGCAAAAAGCATTATCGTCAAGACACCTTTGTCTGTTGAAATGATAGAGGGTCATTTAAAAGGTGTCAAAGGTATAGGTTCAATACCTATTACAGATAAGAATGAATGTAAGTTTGGTGTCTTAGATATAGACAGTTATAATGTAGATCACAAAGAGATAGCAAAGAAATGTAAAGCATTGAAGATACCGGCAGTTGTTTGCCGTTCAAAGTCTGGTGGTGCACATATATTTATATTTATGAAGGATTGGGTAAATGCTGCGGAGTTTCGTGATCATCTGTTCGAGATTGCTGCAGCACTAGGTTTTTCTGGTTGTGAGATATTTCCAAAACAAGATCAGATATTAGCAGATCGTGGTGATGTAGGTAATTTTATAAACCTACCATACTTCGATAATGATAAGACAGTTCGATATGCAGTGGACGAAAAGGGTAAAGATTTAAGTCTTCAGCAGTTTATTACACAAGCAGATAAAAAAAGAATTACGATACATGATCTTAAAAAGATAGATTTCGGCACGAGAAGAGAAGAGTTCTCTGATGCTCCGCCATGTCTACAAGGGTTTTTAAATTTAGGTGTGCCACAAGGTTCAAGGAACACAGTTCTATTTAATGTATGCACATACTGTCAGAAGAAGGACAAGGATACCTGGCAGAAGATGTTTGAGGAGATAAACCAAAAGTATTCGTCTCCACCACTACCCGCCACGGAGATTGTTGCGTTACAGAAACAACATGAGAAGAAAGAGTATCAGTATCAATGTAATGTTGAGCCGTTGAAGAGTCATTGTGATAAGCAGGTTTGCAAAACTAGAAAGTATGGTGTAGGAAATGGTAACTCAGCACCTTCAATAGGAGGCCTTACAATACTGTTATCTGATCCAAGACTATTCTTTCTGGATGTAAACGGCAGACGGCTTGAGTTATCTACAAAACAATTACAGATGCAGCAACATTTTCAAGAGGCTTGTATAGAGCAGTTAAACTATATGCCACCAATTATGAAACCAGGTGAGTGGCAAACATTGATTAATCGTCTGTTAGAGAAGGCTACGACTATTGAAGTGCCAGAAGAGTTAACTATGAAGGGTCAGTTTAAAGAGTTGCTACAGACGTACTGCACAAGCAGAATAAGGGCACGATCACCAGAGGAACTAAATATAGGTAAGCCGTGGACAGAGAACGATCTTACATACTTTACGATAAAAGGTTTACAGGAGTTTTTAAGACAACGTGGTTTTAATGGTTACACCAGACCTCAACTTCAACAAAGGTTGAAAGATTTGAACAGTGGTCAGAATTGCAATGGTGTATACACATTGAAGAATGATGAAACAGGGAAATGGTCAAACATACGAGTTTGGTGGGTTCCAGAGTTTCACGAAGAAGAAGTTGAATTACCAATAGAGGAGAGCAGTGATGAATCCGACATCCCATTCTGAAGATGATGAGCTTCTCACATTAACGGATATTGTCGAATGGATAAAGGTTTCCGAGTCTACTATCTACAGATGGATGGACGAAGGTATCTTTCCAAGACCTTTGAAGTTAGGTGCGGAGAGCAAACAGAGTCCTATGCGGTGGATACGCAAGGATGTATCTGATTGGATTAAAACTAGACCAAGGACAAAGTAATGTTAGAAAAATTAATCTTTGGGCCACCAGGCTGTGGCAAGACGTTTACGTTAATAAACGTGGTTCGTGATGCGTTGAAAAAGGGTACACCACCAGATAAGATAGGCTTTGTATCTTTCTCTCGTAAATCAGTTGAAGAAGCTAGAACAAGGGTTGCAACTGAACTAAATCTTACAGAGGAGGACACACCCTGGTTTAGAACTTTACACTCTACGGGTTTTCAATGGCTTGGTTTTAATAAAGATCAAGTCATGTCTAAATATGATTTTAACAATATTGGTAATGAGGTTGGGTTAGTATTCGACACAAATACAGCTAGAAATAGTCAAGATGGTTTGATAAACATGTCAGCCAGAGAAGGCAACAAGTATCTTGAGGTTATACATAGATCTATTATGAGATGTGTATCTTTAGAGGAGCAGTTTAACGAAACAGAAGATTATACATTACACTGGACGTTACTTAACAAACTTAATGCTGTCTATCATAATTTTAAAAAAGAAAACGATAAAGTTGATTTTACAGATATGATTAAAGGATTTGTAAGAGGGGGCAGTTCACCCAGTTTAGATTTATTAATTGTAGATGAAGCACAAGATTTAACTCCGCTACAATGGAGACAGGTTGATGTTATGAAACATAATGCCAAAGAGATATGGTATGCAGGTGATGATGATCAATGTATACACAGATGGAATGGTGTATCTGTTGAGGACTTTATGAACTCTTGTCATAATATCGAAGTTTTAAAACAAAGCTACAGAGTTCCTACTTCTGTTTTTTCTGTTGCGAATAGAATTGTAAAAAGAATATCTTATCGCCAACCTAAAGATTGGCATCCTATGATGAAGCCTGGCAGTGTTAACTATCATTTAAATATGCATGATGTAGATATTGACCAAGGTTCGTGGACAATCATGGCCCGTACAAATAAAATTGTACAAAAGATAGCAAACTCTTTACGAGAGGATGGGTATCTTTTTAATCTATATGGTTCACCTAGTTTAAATCAAGGCATGATTAATAACATGAAGACATGGGAGCTTTTGCAGAAAGGCAGTAAGCTACCTTTACAGATGATCAAAGATTTGTATGCTGCACTTCCCAAAGTGGGAGATAATGCAAAAATTAAACGTGGTGTGACAAAACAGTTAGATTTTTTAGAGCATGATCTTATTCTTGGATATGATGATTTAGTTAAAAACTACGGGATGATTGCACCAAAAGACACTCCCTCAAGAGATATGCTGAATGTATCAAAAGATGATCGGTTTTATATGGATGCGTTGATTAGAAGAGGAGAAGATTTTGAATCTCCAAGGATCGATGTGTCAACTATTCATGCCATGAAAGGCGGTGAGGATGATAACATCATGCTTATGTCCGAGTCATCTCGTGCTTGTGTCAAGAACGAAAACCAGGATGATGAGCATAGAGTCTTTTATACAGGTGTTACAAGAACAAAAGAAAACTTACATATAATAGAAACAGGGTCGGAGCATAGGTATCAAATATGAAAAGAGATCAGATATTAGATAAAGCAAAGATATTGATCAGTGGTGAAAGAGCAAAGGATTATGGTGATGCTTACCTTAATCACAAGAGGATAGCTGAACTCTGGAGTCCAATACTTGATAAGGATATTACAGTTGAACAAGTGTATGCTTGTATGATTGCTGTTAAGTTATCTAGATTAATTGAAACACCAGACCATGAAGACTCGTGGATTGATATATGTGGATACGCTGCATTAGGAGGAGAGAAGAATGAGAGATAACAGTACAATGCATTTTCTTGAACGTCTTGAACTTGACCAGATGGAGAATGATTGGACACCTCCTACAGAGTTTCCAGATCTGACAAACTGTAAATATATAGCTATAGACTTGGAAACAAAAGATCCAAACCTTAAAAAGCTAGGCCCAGGGTGGACACGCAAAGATGGATATGTAGTTGGTATAGCTATCGCAGGTGGTGACTTCATGGGTTATTATCCTATACGGCACGAAGCAGGTGGCAACCTTGCAGAGGATAGGGTTATGTCATGGTTAAAGGATCAATTGAACACTCCCAACATTCCAAAAATTATGCACAACTCCATGTATGATATGGGATGGCTATATGCCTCTGGTGTTGATGTGAAGGGCAAGATCATAGATACAATGGTTGCTGCACCTCTGGTAGATGAGAATAGGTTTTCCTATGCTCTGAATGCTCTAGGGCGGGATTACATAGACATGAGGAAAGATGAAAAGCTTTTGAGGGCAACAGCAAGTGATTGGGGAATTGATGCTAAAGAAGAGATGTGGCGATTACCTGCAAAGTTCGTTGGTGCATATGCCGAGCAAGACGTAATTATGACCTTGAAACTATGGGATAGATTGCAGACAGAGATCACCTCGCAGAGTCTTGAAACAGTATTTGATCTGGAAACAAGCTTAATACCCGTTGTCATGGATATGAGAAAGAAAGGTGTAAGGGTAGATCTTGATCAAGCTGAAAAAGCAAGAAAAAAATTAATTAAAATAAAAGATGATTTAGTTCTTGACATAAAGAAAGAAACTAGTCTGGAAGTATTACCCTGGGTGGCAACAAGTATTGCATCTGTATTTGACTTTTACAAAGTACCTTACGGACGGACAGAGAGCAACAATCAGCCGTCTTTTACAAAAGCTTTCTTACAGACTTGTGAGCATCCTATTGCATCAAAGATATTGAAACTAAGAGAAGTTGATAAGGCAAACAATACGTTTATCGATAGTATACTAAGATACGAGCACAAAGGCAGAATACATTGTGAATTTCATCAGCTGAGATCAGATGACGGAGGGACAGTTACTGGTCGCTTTTCTTCTTCTAATCCAAATCTGCAGCAGATACCTGCTAGAGATCCAGAGATTAAGTCTTTGATAAGAGGTTTGTTTCTACCAGAAGAAGGCACAAAGTGGGGGAGCTTTGACTATTCGAGCCAGGAGCCAAGGTTATTGGTTCATTATTGTGCGAGTCTTGGTGAAGATAGACATCCCAAGATTGATGAACTTGTAGAACAATATAATACAGATGATCCAGACTTTCATCAGATGGTGGCAGACATGGCTGAGATTAATCGTAAACAAGCCAAGACAGTTAACCTTGGTATTATGTATGGTATGGGCATAGGTAAGTTGGCAAATACTCTAGATATAACAAAAGAAGAAGCCAAAGAGTTGTTAGCTAAATATCATTCTCGTGTGCCATTTGTAAAAGGTTTGGCAGACATGGTTTCTTCCAGAGCATCTAGATACGGACAGATACGGACTATCTTAGGTAGACGTTGCCGTTTTAATTTATGGGAGCCTAATAGTTTTGGTTATAAGAAACCTTTAAAGTATGAAGAAGCACATAAGGAGTATGGGCCTAGTATACGAAGAGCCTTTACTTACAAGGCATTGAACAAACTTATACAAGGCAGTGCTGCAGATCAAACGAAGAAGGCTATGGCGGACTGCTATGAAGAAGGGTTTTGTCCGTTAATCACTGTGCATGATGAACTATGCTTTAGTATAGAGTCCGAGGATCAAGCATCGAAGATCAAGGAGATTATGGAAACGGGTCTTGAACTAAAAGTTCCAAGTAAAGTAGACCAGGAGTTAGGTGATAATTGGGGAGAGGTTGGATGAGCAAATTAATTGCCGTTCCAATTAATTTAAAAGAAGCAAACGAATTTGTTGCTAGTTTTCATAGACATAACAAACCTGTAGCAGGTGCGAAGTTTTCTGTTGGATGTTCAGATGGTGAACGTCTTGTTGGAGTAGCAATTACAGGAAGACCCGTAGCAATTAGAAAAGATGATGGCGTTACGGCTGAAGTTACAAGGTGCTGTGTTCTTGATGATGCACCAAAAGGTACATGTAGTTTTCTCTATGCTTGTTGTTGGAGAGCTTGGAAGGCTATGGGTGGTAAAAGAATTATAACATACACATTACAAGCAGAAAGCGGTGCAAGTATGCGTGGTGTTGGTTGGAAACTTTTACATGAGGTTGAAATTAATAAACATAAAGGTTGGACAAACAGACCTGGTAGAGAGTGGCAGGCTGTCAGTGGTCAACAAAAATTCTGTTGGGGAGTAGAAGTTTAAACCTCTACCTCTTCCATACGCTTACATAAACGCTCCGCCCGATTTGGCACCTGTTTATGCCACCTCGAGTCACGCATTTGGTAGGCACTTTCCTTCCAATTGCCATCCATAACAGCTTGTATATGTTTGCGAAATTTGCTGTATCTTGGTCTGCCTAGGTTAAACATCATGTTTGCTATAATCTGTTTAACCTCTTCTGGTAGCTTGTCCCAGTCATCATAGACTTTCTTACAGTCTTGGATAACAGTCTGTATATCCTGTTCAAAAAGTTCTGTAACTCTTTCTTCAGATACCTTTGCACCTAGCTCTAGATCAAACTCTGGTTCATCCTCACGGCACAAATGTCCGATTCCTACTGTCTTTAGCGAAAGGTGATCGAGGTAAGTCTCATACTTGACCCCCTCATCAATGATTAATTGTTCTCTTAATTTTTCTAAATCCATTATGGACTCCTTGCTTGTAATGATTGTGCTAATGCTTGTGTAGTTGGATTAGGATTAACAATCGGATTTGTTCCTAAAGGACTCACACCACCAGCACTTGATGCAGCAGATGGAGGCATTATTTGAGAAGTTAAATCAGTTTTCATTTGACTTATTTGTGGAGCTAATTGTTTAGCAACCTCTCCTGTAACAGGTTTTACTTCTTCTGCTGTTTGTTCAGTTAATCCCCTTGCACCTTGTGCCTCTAGTTGTGCTGCGGTTGTTTGTGCAATTTGAAATAATTGTCCAAGTTTATCTGCACCAGGTTTTCGACTAGCCATCATAATTTTTAAAACAGTAGGATTTCTTAACATTTTAGACATAAACGCAAAACCTAATGCTGTTGGTATAGTGGCTAAAGGTGCTGTAACAAGACCAAATAATGTTAAAGATAAAGCAATGGTTGGTGCAGCCAAACCACCTTTACCAACAGTAGCTGCATTAGAAACCTTAACCATATCGTCTGCTAAAGTGTTTAAAGTTTTAGCGGTTCCTTTGCCAAACATGGCATTGATAGTATCATCTCCATAATTAGTTAAAACATTTTTAAGTTTTGTTCCAAGTGCTCCAGATTTAAATGCATCTTCAAAATCGGGAGTTAGTCTAGGCCTTCCTACATCATCTACTGCTGCACCTATATCTTTTAACAATTTGCCCATAGCTGCATCTTGCACTGCACCAAAAGTTTGAGGTGTTAAATTTGTTTTAGCAACATTAATTGACTCTGGCGTTTTAAAAACTACTTGAGCTATTTTTTCTGGATCGCCACCTGATCTTTGTAAACTATTTATTAAATCGTCCTTCTCTAAATCTGCCTTTGCTTTTGTTGCTTGTTTTAATTCTTTAAGGGAATCAAACAAAGGTTTACCTTCAAGAGCCGTAGCTGTATCATCTGATAAATTAGCATTACTTCTTCTTAATGTTTGAACAACATCATCAATTTCATTTAATTCTTTTTTAAATAAAATTTTAGCCGTTGATCCTAAACTACTAAGATTATTAGCTAATTTAACACCATCAAATACTTCTTGACCAGTAATCTTATCAATAACTTTTGATTTATCTAACTGTTCTTTTAAAAACATTCGACCTAAGTTTTGTCTTAATTCTTCAGCAACCTCTGCACCTGTTCCTCTAATCTGTGCTAATTCTTCAGCATTTCTTTGTATTTTTAACACATCTCTTTCAACAGCCAATCTTGCTGGATCATTAGGATTTAAAAATTTTACCTCATCTAAAGCTTCGTCAATTGTTTTTGTTCCAATTCTTTGACTTTCTATAAAAGCTTTACCTTTTTGAAGATCTATTTTTTTCATGGTTGTAGGTAACCCACGAACAGCAGCTAACACCTGTCGTAAAGCATCTGGATTATCTTTTGTAATAATTTCATTAAAAATATAATTAGGATTTAACGTACCTCTTCTTGCTTCTTTTAATAAATTTTCATTAACGACTTTGTCAAAACGTCCCATTCCTACGCCATATAATCGATTAGCTCTTCTTAAATTTCTTAAGGCAGTTTGAACATTAACAAGATCTAATCCTTCTTCACTTAATCCAACATCACCTGTAGGAAAAGATTCTGATTCATCAAATATTCTTGTTGTGCGACCTACTCGCTCGGCCGCTCTACTTGTTGAAACTGTACCTGAATCTAAGTCTGGAACTTTTTCTGGAAAAATAGCTTGACCAAAACCAGCTTTAGCATCTGCTTCTGCTGCTACTCTAGTTAAATCAACCTCTGCATCTCTTAAAGATTGTTCAACAACTTTTTTCATTCGACCCAATGCATTAGATGTTGCTCCACCAAAAACCTCTGGTGAATAACTAGCTTGAGATAGTTGTGTTCTTATTCTATTCATTTCAAGAACAGTGGCTTTTCCACCTTCAAGGTTTTTAATATCTTTATAAAATTTAGTTGCTTTAATATCTAAAGGTGCTGTTTCAGCTAATTCATCAAGTGCTTTAATTATAGGGCCAGTATTTACTATTCTACGACCTTTTAATGTTCTGTTAATACCAGAATACAAAGCATCCATATCTCTGTCGAAAACACTTTTACTTAAAGTTAACTTATCAGCTAACTTTTTAGAAACATTTTGATCATCTTTTAATTGACTCATAATTTTAGAAACTATTGCTTCAGTATCTTTACTAATATTTTTTTGTGCCATTTCAAACTTTTGATTTGTATTTGCATATGCTTGATCAATGTCTTTCATTATAGAATCATTTAAATTTTTTATGCTTTGTTTATTTACGCCTCTTACATTTTCTAATTCTTGTAAAGCTAATTTTAAATTCTGTTGTGCAGCCACTTTTTGTGGAAACACACCTTCATAAATTGATTGAAGACGATTTAATATTGGACGAAAAGATTCATCAGTTGCACCTGCAACAGTTGGTCTAAATCCTTGATTCACAAGTTTTCTAGCTTGTGCTCTAAGTGCTTCATTTTCTGGACCACTAGGTCCTTTTATAAGTCTACCAAAAAAAGAAGATATACCTCTACCAACACCTTCACCAGCTAAAGCAAAAGCACCTTCAAAGGCAGAGTCTCTTAGAACATCTCCAAGAGATTGTTTTTGTAAACCTTGAGAATATTCAACTGCTTCATCAAGAGCTTTACCAGCAAATCCTGCTGCACCAACTAATGCAACTCCTGGTATAAATCCTATACCAGATGCCATTAAAGATGCACCTATCGCAGCACCTATTGGAGCAGCCGTTGCACCAGCAAAATCTTTTAAATCATTAAAACTAAGACCCTCTTCATCTATGGCTATTTCTCTTCCTTTACCCATTCCAAGAGTTTGTCTGCCTTTTTTTGTAAGTATAAATCTACCAAGAGCATCTTGTCTAAAACCATCCTCACCAACTTTTTCTCTTAAATACCCAGCACGTTCTTCATCAGTGTCCATTCTACCATAACCAAAACGAGAAAAAGATCCTATACTGTCTAAACCAGTAGAGTAATCAACGCCTGGTTCTTTATATGTACGTTCAAACTCTTCATCAGTAATTTGTTCATTGGTTAAAGGATCAATACCTGCTAATCTTTTTTTTCTAGCATAGTCTTGTATTTCTTCTACGGATGCGTCAGATAAATCTAAACTTTCAGTTTTAGGTTGAACGCTAGGTTGAGAAAAAAACTTATCCATAATTGCTTTTTTCTCTTTTTCGTTAGGAGTATCTCCCTCTATTTCTATTTGAACATTACCTTGAGGGGTTTCTATAATTATATCACCCATATGTAACCTTTAAGTTTTAAGTTTAAAAACTGGCAATCCAAATTCATTTTTTTCGGATTGTTCATATAAATCATCAAAAGATTTTACTGTTTGTAAATTTTCACCAAAATAAGGAGCAACTTTTTCTTTGATAGGATCTATAATTCCTAAAGCAGATTCAGTTGTTCCTGGTCTATACAAATTAACCAAATCACCTTCAATTGATCTCATAACACCAATACTTCTTTGTTGTTCTGATCTCATTTTTTTGATTGCATTTTGCAGTCTTCCAACCATTATGCCTTTATCTTCTGTAGCTAACTTAAAGATCCCCCCATCAAGTGCACCCGCTCCAAAAAATGCAGTGATTAAAAATTCAACATCTCTATTTGAAATTGAATTAGCAGATTGAACTCCACCTAATGTTACAGGTATTAAATCTTGTAAAGCTTGTTTCATGGCAGAAACAGCTTCTGCTTTAGTTTTATATTCTTTACCTATTTCTATACCAAATAAGTTACCGCCTTTTACCATAGCATCTTTAACGACATTACTTAAACCAGTTACTCCACCTTCAGCAGTAAGCAACATAGCTTTATTTAAAAGACCAATACCATTTTCTGCTTGTATAACGCTTCTTGCAGCACCATCATATTCTTCTCTAACTTTTCTAGCTTGACCAATATCTTTTATCTGTTTTGATTTAATTAAATCTTGAATATACTTTTTATTAAGTTTTACAGAATCAGCAATTCCTTGCATAACAGAAGATGCGAAACTCGTAGGCTGTAAGCCACTTGGTATATTACCATCCATTAAGTCACCTTGTGAAATTGGAACAGCATCATTTTTTGAATATTTTTTACCTTTGTATTCAATATCTTTACTAGCAATCATAACAAGAGGTTTATCTCTTAATTGTTTTGTTTTTGCTTTTGCTAATCTTTCTTCAGCATTTATTTTAAATTGTTCAGTTAAACCGAGTTGAAGACCAGTTAAACTAATTTGTCTATTAAAAGCATCTTTTTTCTCTTTATCTTTTATAAGCATGTCAGCACCATCACTTAATGCTTTAGCAATGTTTGTCATGGCATTTGGACTTTCACCTGCAGCCATAGCAAAACCTATCTTGGCAATAGCTAACCCTTGATTAAGACCTTCATACTTTGGTGCACGATCCGTGAACTGTTTTATAATGTCGTCTATAACATTTTTCTTTTGTTCTTCATTACCTGTTTTAAACACCTCTTTAACAAGTTCAGGTGGTCTTGATACTGGAAGCTCTACGTCTGATGTTTCTTTATCTGTTTTTTCTTTAGCTGTATCTGTTAAGCCAAAAGTCTCATCATCACCCATTCCAAGATTTTGTTCACCAGTTCCCGTGATAACTTTCTTTTTTTCTTCTTCTTTTTTAATTTCTTTTTCATCTGGATAAAGAAGTTTTCTAATCTCTTCATTTATTGAAGCATCTATCTCTGGAACATTTTCTGTATCATACATAGTTTTAAGTTCTGGTATAGACTTTGTTATTTGATTTTCATCACCAACTTGTGTAATTTTACCAGGAACCATACCAGGAGGTCTTGCAAGAGAAGGATCTATTTTCTCTATTCCCTCTAATTTGGTTAAATCAATACCATCTAATATTCCTTTCGGATCTCCTTCTTCAATAAGTTTTCTAAGACCAGGTACATTTAAATTTTTCTTTTGAAACAATTCAGCAACACTCATTATACCTTGTGCTCCTAAATCACCAATTTCTCCTAAATATTGTCCTGCTTTAGAACCTAATACACCTGCGGCAGTAACGGCTTCTTCTGGTTTAAATACAGAAGAAAGACCCTGTTCTAAACCAATCGGACTTTTTGCTCTTTCTGCTCTGTTTCTTAACAATTCATTTATTTGTTCATTTGTAATTTTAGTTACAGAACTGTTAGGTTGGAATTTTCCACCCTCTTTATTAACATACATTCCAGGAACCAAAGGCCTTACAAAAGAATTTAAAAGTTGATTTTGTAATAAAATTCTATTTCTTAATTGTGGAGATGCATTTAAAGCCATGTTTATAGCATCTTGATTTGATATGTTACTTACATCAACTCGTCCAGCATTTTGAAAATATTGCACATCTTCAATACCACCTTTTTTGCGTAACTCTTTACGAGCACCTCTGTTGAACATTTTTCGGTTCATTACATTCATTGTGATGCTGGTGCTCCAAATATTCCGCTAAACATATTAGGATATGCTTGTCCTAGTCCAGCTAATCCAAGTCCTAATCCAGCGACCTGTGACAGCATACTAGGATCTTGTGTCTGTTGTTGTGTAAATGTACCGCCAGTTGATGGTACACCTCTAAATATATCTGATAAGAAACCTATGTTCTGGTAAGGTGATCTCGCTCTTTCTACCGCAGTTCTTCTAAATGCATCCAGACCAGCCTGTTGTTGTGCCTGTTCCAAGCCACCCAAACCGAGAAGACTTGATACATCTCTTTGCTGTGCACCTTGCAGACCAAGACCTAACTGTGCTGTAGCTTGTCCAAGTCCACCAAATATCTGTCCAGCCTGTTGCTGTCTTCTCTGTTGGTTTTCAAACGCTGCTTGTGCTTGACCCATAGCTTGTTGGTAGCCTTGCGATCTTAACTGTGCACCAGTTCTTGCTTGTTGATCAAGAACATTTCTACCTATTTCAGCCTCTCCTATTGCCTGTCTACCACCACCAAATGCACCAGCAGCAACTGCTCTATCTCTTAAACCTTGTTGCTGTTTAGTTCCTAATCTTGCAATGTCTTTTTCTGATTGTCTTATTACATCCTCTGTATACGGATCCATAAATTGTGACACAGATCGAGGATCAAAAGTTCCAGTGCTTTGAGCTATGGCTTCTGCACCTTTGCCCAATGTTCCCACAGCTGATTGAAAATACGGAGCATATGCACCTAGTCCTGCCGCACCCATTTGTATGGCTTGTTTTTGCAAAGGTGTCATGTCCGCTATTTTATATTCTGGAACCTCCATTCCTCCTTCGGTTCCAAGAGCCGAGGCTCCAGCTAAAAGATCTTTAAGATATTTTTCTTGATAAGCTGGTAAAAAGGTTTGTGAAGAACCAGATTGAACTGCCATTATGCTTTCCTTTCAAGCTTATTCATTAATTCATACATTGCATCAGCACCTTTTTCAATACTTCCGCCACCTGCAGCCTTAACTGCTTTGTTTGTAAACACAAATTCACCATCTGACAAGGCTGCTCTTTGAACTGGCTTACCATTTTGATATATCATGCCAGGTATGCTGTCCGAGGTTCCAGTACCAGGTCCACGCAACAATCCACCAAATTCTGGCTCTGCCATGCCACCTAAACTATATGCTGACATTATACCGCCATCCGCTGCTTTCTTTACTTTTTCAAGATCCTCATCACGCTGTTCTTTTGTTCCAAATCTTTCATCAGTCAATGTGTTTACAAAAACATTATATTTTGTTGGATCGCCTTTATAGTCTGGATCTCTTTCACCCGTTGCTATCTGTTCTGGGGTAAAAAGACTTTCTAAACCTTTACCTCCACCACGTTTAAGTAACATGTCCAATAGACTAGCACCCAGAAAAACACCTGGGAAACCGCCTATACTTTTAAATAAACCTCCAAGACCTGAAAACATACAATATCCTCTTTGCTCTACCTTAACTTATTTCTTGATAACTTACAACCATATGTAAGCGATCATTTACAGCACCTGTTGCTTTTAATGTTTCTGATTCTGCTAACACCAAAGGCTCTGTCAATAGTTCAACTGTTGCTTTTGCAGATATTGCCTTATCTTTAAACAATTGAAATGTTACAGGAGTATCTGCTGTATCTGTAATTGTTACATTTAATGTTTCACTATTATTACTTTGTTCACAAACAACAATTGATTTAATAATAGCCGTTGTTGCGTTAGCTGGTGTTAAAATTGTTGTATCTGTTTGCAACTTCTTTTTAACATTTTTATATAATATTGCCATTAACTTAAAAACCAGTTTATTGTTTGTGAATTATTAGCTATCTCATTACGTTGTTGTTGTGCAATGTAAAACTCTAATGCTCTTACTAAGTCTTGTAAATATTGAGTATTCATTGTTTGCTGTAAAGAATAATTTATTCCACCCGCACCAGGACTGTATCCAAAAGGAGAATCTTGTGGTGGTGGATCGGGTAAACGTGGTGGGCCTTGATCAGACTCTGCCATCAACGCCTCCCATCTGGTCTAAGACTAACCCTTGGTGATCCTAGTTTCCATTTCATACCAAGAGCACTTGAATCAACCTTTAAAGAAAAAGATCGACCTCTTGCCCGTAAATTAATTTGATTCGTAAATAGTTCTACAGGAGATGTAGATGTTCTGGTTGCTGTGCCAGAAGATGTGTTACTGTACGCTAAACCAGGTTCATTTCTAGCTCTTATTGTAAATGTTGCCGCAGGAGAACTGGTAGAGTCAGAACCTTGAAAGGTTAAGTCTGGTATTACTTTCTGTATCAAAGTAAATTTATCTCCATCCCCTATGTCCATTGGCCCAGATTCAATAAACGATGTCATGGCAGAACCATCATCATCAAAACCAAACTCATGGTTGTACAGATAAGAAGATCCTGCAGCTATGGGAAACTGTCTTATACCCTTATCTAACCATGCTGTTCTTACTAATGTTCCATAGTACCAGATTTGTTGATTGTAGTTATAGATGACATATTTATCTATATCGCCTGTGCCTTCATTAGCTAGTGAATTAGACTGTGATGGATACAGCCATATGACTTCACCAAACTCAGAGTTAACACCAGATACCACTTTGTCTCTCTGTTCGTTATTAAAATCAAGAAACACTTTGTCTTTAACAGTGCAAGGTAGAGTTTTCGTACCACCAGCGTATACATAAAAGTTATCTTTACCCATCCAGAATACAAAATCTTCTGTAGCAACAGCAGCGTTTGGACCCATGATCGTGATGTTTGATGCAATCTGCTGTATACCAAAAACAAAATCCCCACCAATAAAACGTAAAGAGTGCAATGATGTATCTGTATATACGAGTATCTCACGTTTTGTTTCTATGGCTTGTACAAACTCTGACCCAGATCCAAGTCTTATGCTTCCAGCTGTTGTAGCAGAACTAATCGTCCAGTTTATTACAGACTCCTGGTTAGACCATCTTATCATCAAAGGATCTTGGACATCTGTTCCGTATGTGTTCGTACCGAAACAAAGCACATGTCTATCGATGTCACTTACAAGAACCTGTTTGGCAACAGTCGGTGTATTTTCTGCACCAGATATTGTACCTATTTCCACGGCTCTTGTAGATAACCCATTTGTTTTATCCCAAAGATATATTGCACCATCTCTAGGGTTAATAATTAAATCTTCACCAAAGTTGTCATGTGACCATGTTCGTATTTCACGAGTTGTACCAGATACTGCTGCTATACCCCAACCAGTAAAGTCATCATCAGATGATGCATTTCCAACAGCAAGTCTAACAGTTGTATTATCTGCATGAGTGGCAGCAGTTGTACCACTTGCACCTCTTGTTGATGGGCCACCACCAGTTCCTAATGTATTACTGCTAATTGTTCCTACTGTTATAAGTTCTTCTTCTACTAATATTGTATCACCAGCAGTAATTCCTGTAACACTGTCAACATCAATTGCTGTCTCACTAGCATCAAGTGCCTCATTCAATTGGGTTGTCAAAGCACCATCAGTCGTGCCACCAAACAGTCCAGCACCCCAACCTGTACCACCAACCTGTGAGTCAAGACCTGAATTTATTTGATAAACTGCTTTTGAATTATTAAATGTTAATGTTCCATTTGTAACTGAACCACCTGTAGTAGATGCACTAAGTTCAAAATTTGTTGCATCTGTAATTGAAGCTACTGTAGCACCAGTAGGTATACCAGTTCCACTAACTGTTCCACCTACAGCAAGAGCTGCTGTAGAGTCCATTGTTATAGTTGGATCATTATTATAATCACAGGTAGCATCTGTAAAAGACCCATTACCTGTATCTGATGCATTTGCTGTTACACTAACTGTTATAGTATAAGAATTACCATTTAAAATAGATACAATTTTATGTTCGGCATTGAGTATTGATGCTGTTACAAGACCACCTAAAGTTGCCGCACCACTAAAAGTAACAAAATCATTTTCTGCTGCACCATGACTATTTTCTGTAACAGTAATGGTTGAGGAACCATTTGTAGCAGAAAAGGTTACATCACCAACGCTTGTTGTTAAACGAATTGGTGTTATATCATTGAAAGACCCACCTTCTTCTATGTAGTATTTTAAATGTGTACCTATACCTAAAAAGTCAGAACCATCTAACGCAGTCCAGTTATGTAAACGTCTGGCCGTACCCAAATATGTACTACCCGTTAACTTAGACCATCCACCTATCTTTTCTGGATATCCTAATTTAAAACGAATTTTATCACAATCTGTCCACCCACCTTCATTACTGTAGGATGTAATGTCTGTATTTATACCTGGACGAAATTGTAACTTGGTTAATGGCATTATGCTGCAGCTCCATATAAATCAGAAAAGGATATTGTTCCAGATGTAGGCACACTTGTATTAGCATTTCTAGTTTGTGCAATTGTAAATGTAAACGCATTAACACTTGCTGCTATTATAGTGTCGTCTTCTCTAAATTGACCTCCATTATCAAGAGCTTGTGCTGTTATATGTGTTGCTCCAACATGATTTGATGAAACAGTTGTACCTGATACAGATGTACTGTAAGCTGTTGGTGTAGTCATACCACTATGTGTTGCAGCACTTTGAGATAAAAGACTGCCGACCAAAGTTCCAGAACTATTTGAGAAAAAAACTCTTGTAACTGGAACTGAAAAACCTCCACTTTTTTTAGCTGTAAATGAACCAGAATAAGTAAATGAAGAAAAAGTATCGCCAGAAGCTACAGTTGTACCCAATGCTTTTGTGCTTGTTACATTTCCAGATGCATCACCACCAGTAGAAGTAAAAGCAACTCCATCAGTAGTTACACTACCACCAAGATTTGCAGTAGAAGGAACTTCACTACCACCTCTATACAAATCACTCATTGATATAGCACCAGATATGCCAAATTCAGTTCGCATATCACCCATACTTATAGTGCCACTACTCTGAAGAGTCATGTTTACTTATCTTTCTTTAATTCATCAATTTGTTTTTGCTGTTCTTTAATTGCCTCAATTAAAACACCAACTATATTACCATATGCAACAGACTTATATTCACCATCTGTTACAACTTCTGGTAAAACTTTTTCTATTTCTTGAGCAATTACACCAACACCTTTTTCAGCTTGTTTGGTATAAGACACACCACGCATATTCATTACTTTGTCTAAAGCGTTATCTATTGTTTTAACGTCAGACTTTAATCTTTCATCTGAAAAAGCTGTAATGTCACCATCAGCAACTATTGCACCAGAAACATCAATACCAGAAGTTGTAGTAGCTATTTTTTCACTACCATTAAAGTAAAGTTTAGCTGCACCACCAGCAGTAAAAAGAGCCAAGTTTGCACCTTCAGCCGCATTATTTAATGCTATTGAGTCAGCTAACAATTTAAAATGCCCTGAACCTGTAGTGTGTTTAATTTTTGAATCACCACTTTCGTGAAACATTATTAAATCAGCACCTGCTCCTATATGAATACCATTTGTAGTTGTGCTACCATCAGCAGGTATAGACAAAACACCTTCATGTGCTAGTCTCATTTTTTCTGTTGCAGCTTCAGAAACGCCTAACTTAAATACTAAATCAGTTTCATTGTTATCTGCGGCAAAAGTATCATCTGCTTCAGCTACGATAGATGCGGCTGTAGTTATAGCATCAGTTCCACCTGCTTCAAGTGGAGCATTAAATTCTACTGCACCTAAGACGTTTCCATCTGTAACATCAGTCGAAGTAGTTTGTAATTTAAGTATCGCACCATCTGTTGCTTTTACTTCAAGATCACCTTCATGCGTTAACCTCATTTTTTCTACAGCAGCATTGTCACTAGCAACAGTTGTTGCTAATTTAAATACTAAATCAGTTGCAGTTGAATCATCATCAAATTCATCATCTGCTTCAGCAATTATTGAAGCAGCAACTATTTGTGCATCACCATCTGTACCATCACCTTCATTTGGTGCTTGAAACTGTAAAGCTCCAAGAACATCACCATCTGTAATGGTCGTATCAGATGTTTGTAAAGTTAACAATGCACCATCATCTGTTTTGATGTTAACATCTGTTGTAAACTCATCTGAACCAGTTTCAATCTTCTGTACTTTTGCAGTAGAATCATTTCCAGTTCCATCACAAAATATAATTCCAGTTTTATTATTTTCGATTGCAACAGCACGGCCATTATCAACAGTTCCACCCGTGCCTTGAATAAAGGTTACAGTATCTCCAGAGGCATTCTTTACAAAATATAATTTTTTAACACTGTTTGGAGCAATAGTTACTGTGTGACCAGCACTTAAAGAACCAGTAAATTGTAAAACTTTAAAAAGACCATCTGTCAATGTGCCATCAGAAGTTGTTATGGTACTGGTGGTTCCAGTTAAACCGATACTTGTAACTCCGTTGATTGCTCTATCTATCATATCAAAGTTTAAATTAGTCGTGGTTCCCCAGGTTCCTGCCTGTTCTCCCGTTCCTATTTTTTCAAACTTGTTATTATCTGTATAAGAACTTCCCATTTAATACTCCTATGGTATAATCTCTGTCCATGTGTCACCAGTATGTGTAATCTCTGTATAAGTAGCCGTGACACTTGGCGTAATCTCTGTGTAAGTCACAGTAACACTTGGATCAATTTCTGTAAATAATAATTCACCCGTTGATGTTTGTGTGAAGTTTAAATCTTGTGTTGATGTGCCAACTAAAGTACGAACACCAGTTGCTGTTTGCACAGTTGAAGATACCAGATCCGTTTCTAATGTTGACCCTTTAACAAAAACCGCAGAAGAAGATGCTACAGATGTTGATTCAAGACTTGCACTATGAACAAGTGTTCGGACTCCAACTGTTGTTTGTGTGGCTGACGATGACATTGTACTCGCACCAACAAGTGTACCAGCCGCAGCAGAAGACGATACGGCTAATCCTGTCATTGATGCTGAAAGCTCTAGTACCTTATTAATACTACTAATAGGGTTTTCTGATAATGAGCTAAAGCCTAGCATAGTTAACCTTTAGGATATTTATCTTTTACTGCCTTAATAGTTGTTTTCCAACCATCAATACCATTGTGGTATAAATCATCTAACTGATCTTTAATAGACGGATAAGCTACTGCTCTATCTCTTTGATATTTGTTATTATCGTAAATAGTTTGAAGTTCTGCCTGTTTGTCTGTAATTTGTTTGTTGGTAATTTTAGTAGGATTACCATCGTGCCAAGTAATTTTATTTATATCTTCATCATATACACTAACTTGTGCATCTGATTTTATTGCTACAATTGCACTTATAATATCTGTCATCCAGCTATCTCCATACAAGTAATCACACTTGTTCCATTTCCTAACCAAGCATTGTTTGCTTGGTCTTGACTTCTATTTACAGTAATAGTTCCACCACTTTGAACAGCAAATTGGATTTTGTATGTCACTTCACTTGTGGTATTTGGAGAATCTAAAAAAGTAATACTTGCAGAATCCCCACCAGTTTGTGCTTCATCTCTTAAAAAGAGAGTACATTCCGTTCTATTATTGCTAGTATCGTCACCTCTTAAAATGCTTGTTGAACCTCTTACCAAATCAAAAAACTTTACATAAGTATTTGTAGCATTGTTAGAGATATGTGCTTGAATAAAAATTTTACTTGATGTTGATGAAGGAGTGATATTACATTCCCAAACAGAACCACTACCACTTTCATCTGTTCCATCAATATCTACAAATGATGTAGACGTTGAACTGGCATAAGCTGTATTAGAAGAACTTACAACTTGTAATACAGCACCTGCTGGTAAACCTGCATCTCCTATTCTTGATATTGCCATTAGTTAATTCTCCCTATTTCCATTCTTCTGTTGGTATTGTTGGAAAAGTTGGATTGCTTGGATTAGTTTTTCTAATTACTCTTAACTCTTTTCTGTATGTGACAAACTTTGCGATACAAGCATCCGTAAGTTCACAATCAGACAACTGTGTCCAATCACTTTCATTTAATAATTGATGTGCTTTATATTCATTAGGTCTATTATGAAGTCCTTTTATTGTCATGCTTTTATCTCCATAAGTGTTAATGAACTTGTGTATGTACCAGCTTGTCCATAAAGTCCTTCATTTCCTTGTGGGCGATTAATATGTTGTGTAACTGACCCACCACTTGCATTACTAGACGCAAATTGAACCTTATAAGTAAATTGATTTGTAGATGGGATAGTATCTAAATAAGTTGCAGTTATTGGTGAACCAGTATCATATATAGTTCCCAAAGTATGTTCATCAGAACTCCAAAAAGAACCATTTCTTACAAAATCATTAGAGGTTACAGTTGTACCAGCTACTGCACTAGCATTACCACCACCACTTGTTTCGTATCTATATATTCTAAATCCACCATTAGTATTTGATTTTGCTAACCCAATGTTTGTTGTTACAAAAATTTTATTATTTGTACTTGAAGCTGTAATATTTACAGATAAGCCTGTAACATCTGTCCAAGTTGTTGTGCTGTCTATTTCTTGTTCTGTAAAACTATGAGCCGATAAACATTGAAGCACAGTACCAGACGGCATTTTAGCACTGGGTACAGTAGTTCCAGTTCCTAAAAGATTAGCAAGGTTTCGTGCGTTGCTCATTAGATACTCTGACTCTCTGCCCAAGTTTTATAATTAGCTTTAACTGTATCAGTCCACGCTGCATTTGCAATAGCCTGTACAGAAGCATCTTCACCACTAATGTCAGTGGCTGTATGTGTCCACTTACCATCAGCACCTTTATTTGAAGTAAATGGTGCTAATACATGACGATGAAATGAACGAGTTAATTCTTTCTTAGAACCATCTGCTTGTTCTTCCATAATCTTTGTTGCTTGACGAACTTGTATGTTCCATGTATTTACGACTTCAATTTTATCGTATTCTATTTCTTTTGTCATATCACCTTGTGCCATAATATTTTCTCCTTTATGTTGGGTAAATTACAGTCATTATGAAAATTACATCGCCACTTAATTCAGATGCCTGCATGGCTGTAGTTCCACCTGTATCATCCCACAATCTTAGTAACACTTCACTAGAACCTGCACCAACTTGATAACCCATAACATGACCAGCAGTTATATTTGCGTTCGTCATTCTTCCACAAGCAAACCCAGATGCAGTTCCTATAGTATTTCCACTCATAGATGTAAAGGGTAATCCAGTAACTTTAGCATCACCACTAACACTTCCTAATGAGGATATTCTTATATAAGCTGTGACATAGGCTAATCCACCTATCTTTCTATAATATCCAGTATCCCAACCCCCTGATTGAGCAGTGGCATTATTACTTCCATCTGTAAGTGTCCAGTTCCATGTACCTTCTTCATAGTCATCAAATAATTCGTTATCTTTACCACTTGCATCACTTGTAGCACTAAAATCTATTCCATGACCACTAGCTACAGTTACGTCACCATCAGTTAAAGTTAAGCCATTAGCAACTGTAAGACTGCTACTTACTCCACCACTTAATGTAACTGCACCACTAAACGTACCACCACTTGAAGCACTTACTGTATCGGCAACACTGAATATATCATAAACTAACACAGTCACCTCATCATTTGCAGATAACGCTGAAAGACCTGCTATAGTATTAGCTGTGTTTGTATTATAATCTGTTCCTGCTTTAAGCAACACACCATTGAGATACACATCAACAAATGCACCATCTGTAAATGTAAGCGTAGCTCCATTGGCATCTGCTCCAGATACGGATGTATCAGATGCATCTGCAACAAATAAAAATCTATTTCTTACTCCAAAATGTGGTGATTTTCCTATGTATGGCATTTGTTATTCCTTAACTCGGTTTCGTTGGAAAAGTTACGTTATCCAAATCAGATGCTTTAGTAATGTCTCTAAGCTCTTGTCTGTATTTTCGCCATGCAGTTGCATCGCCACCACTATCTGCAAGTGTATTTATTTTATGGTCAGCTTCTTCTAACAATGGTTTTCTAGTATCTCTTAAATTATTTTTTTTACGCTCAGTAGCACCATCAGCCCAAGCCTTTTCTTCAACTTCCCTTGCTTTAACTTCTTCTGAAGTCATTTCTACCAATAAATTATTAACCATTTTTTTCATTAGTCTTTAAGCCCATAAAGTTTAACTGATCCTGATGCAATATCTCCACTACTCATATAAAATCTTATACCATTTACAACATCAGAAGCATTAGTTGAATTTATACTACCAGTAAAAGTTGTAGCAGTATGATTAGCACTTGTACTAAAATTATTTTCAATACCACTAATACAACATGGTCTTGCTGTGTTATTTACATTTTGTAAATTTGCGTTAATAGTAATCCCTTCACCTGTGGCATTTCCTATAGAGTAGTAAGAAGTTCTAGTGAGTATAGTATCAGCGTTATCATTTAAATGAAGAGCAGCATCTAAATTACCTGCCGCTCTTCCATAATAAGAACTACCTGTTTGTACTGATCCACCTACAAATACCTGAAGATATAAATAAACATTATCGGTTGCTGGTAAAAACTCTGCTTGTATTAAATAATTATTATAAGTTGAATTGATATATGTAGAATCTATATCATAAGCAGAAACAGCACTACTTATAGTTGCTGAAAGAAGATGATCCATACCAGCACCAGTTACATTTCCAGTAAACGTACCATTGACAGCAGTTAAGTCTTGTCCTGCAGGATGATTAGCTGTACTTGCAACTGCGTTGTGGTGCAACACATAAATATTGTTTGTGCCACTTGGAGGTGCGGCAGTAAATGTTAATGTTGTACCACTGACTGAATATGCTGTTGTTGGAATTTGTCTTACATTTTCTACAAAAACTGCAATACCATTTGTCGTTGCCGCTTTAGACAATGTAAAAGCAGTCGTACTAGCGTTGCCACTAAATGTATCTTTAGTAACTGATGCAAAGTTTGCTGCAGGTTGATTGCCAACATAAGGCATATTAAGTTATCTCCATGTAAGATAAGGCAACATCTGTAGCACCTGTTGCAGTTACTGATATACTGTCTGTAGCTTCTAAAACAACTTTGTTACCAGCCAAAAGCTCTAATGATGATCCTGCTGGAATGGGTGCATTAGTAATAAGTTCTACTGGTTGGTTAACTTCATCATTATCGTTTGTTCTATTACCTGTGTCAGATGTTAATGTAACTGTGGCAGTAACTTGACTTGTTGTTGTATTTCCTAATACCAAACCTAGTATTATCGTTGTTGTGCTACTAGCTACTGTGTAGATTACATCTGCACTTGTTACTCCTGCTTTGCTTGATAATTTAAATGTATTTGCCATATTTTATCCTAACGCTATTGCTAATGCTGTTGCTTCATCTGCCGCTGCTGATGCAGTTGTAACGCCTAAATCTGACACTACCTCAGAAGCACTTCTGCCCTCTATACTTGTGCCATCAACTTTTAAAAAATCATTATCTGCAACATTTGCATTTGCAACTAAAACATTACCATTAGAAATACCTGTTGATAATGTTGCTACAGTTGTTATAGCAGTGCCGTTAAGTGTGATTGCGTCTGCTTCAAGTGTTCCGTCAAAGTCACCATCAACGGCATCTATGTTACCTTTAAATATTGTTGATGATATAGTTCCTGTACTTGGATTATATGTGAGGTTGCCATCCATTTCCAAACCAACATTACCTGTACTTGATGTAGCACCTTCTACAAAGGTAATTAAATTTTCTTCGTTTGTACTTTCATTATCTGTAACTAAAACATGAGCAGCGTTTGTTGCATTTGTAACTGTCACACCTGCAATCACAGTGTTAAGTGCTGTGCCATCAACAGTTATGGCATCAGCCTCCAATGTGCCATCAATATCTGCATTGCCACTAATATCTAAAGAACTAGCTTCTATCTCTCCACTTGCTTTAAATATTACATTATCACCACCAGATACTTCAAAGATGATTTGATTATCTGTGCCAAACTTTATTCTGTTGTCTGCGTCTCTACCTATTTCTAAACTTGTGTTAACTACAGATGTAATGGCTGTTTGTGCTGCATCTATGGCGACATCTATTGTATTGTCTGCATCTTGATATGTAACAGTAACACCTGTTTCTGTGTTACTTGAGAACATAGCACCCGTTGTATCAGATATAACTTCAGATAACGCTGTTCCACCAATTGTAATTGCATCAGCTTCAACTGTGCCATCAAAGTATGCATCTTTAAATTCAAGACTGTCAGTTCCCAAATCAACAATTGCATTAGAACCTGGTGTTAAAGCTCCATCTGTAAGTATTAATTGTTTTTCGTTTCCTGCATAAAAATTTATTGTGTCTGCTGTTTCAAAATCTATTTTAGTTTGATCATCTTCACCAATTTTTATATCTGTAGCTAATAGAGATGTAATACCAGTTTGTGCAGCGTCTAAACTTACAGCACCACTTGATACAGAAAAGAATGTATCACTAAATGATGCTATACCTTTGTTAGATGTGGTAGCATCTTCACCTGCGATAGTTATGGTGTTACCCGTTGCTGAAGTGTCTATACCTTCACCACCAGCAACTGTTAATGTTTCGCTGTCAAGATCAATAGCTATTGTACCACTGTCAGTTGTTGCATCTAAATCTTGTGCTGTAACCTGGCTATCAACATAAGCCTTAATAGATTGTTGTGTAGCTAAATGCGTTGCTGAATTTGATGACATATCATCTTCATCTTTGACAGCCGTACCACTAACGCCAGTATTTAACACGGGAGATGTTAAAGTTTTATTTGTAAGAGTATCTGTAGATATACGAGATACTAATGTTGAATTACCACCTGTGGGTAATGTTAATACATCAGATGCACTTGCTGAATGTGGCTGTGCTTGTAGTGTTTGAGCATGAGCATTACCAGACTCACAATAAAATTTAAGTTGTGCAACTGATCCACTGTTTGTTTTTAAATCAATCAGACCGCCATTAACTGTAAGATCATCACCTACAGTTACATCACCAGATGTTGTAACGCTTGATAAAGTTCCAACCGATGTGATATTAGTTTGTGCTGCAGTTTGTAATGTACCTGCTAACTGTGTTGCTGTTAGTCTTCCTGTACTTGGATTGTAAGTTAAATCTCCGTCACTTTCTAATCCTATGTTACCACCATCTACATCACCACCTGCTGTAAATACAACGGCATTATCTTCATTTGTGCTTTCATTGTCTGTAATTGTTACAGTTGTGGCTACTGTAGCAGTATCAGCGTTGCCCGTGACATCTCCTGTAATATTACCTACAAATGTGCCGTTTATATTATTACTTGCATCCTTAAACACTGCTTTATCAGCAGGGTATGTCATAAAGATAGTTCTTGTACCAGATGACCAATTTACTTCATTATTTGAATTAGAACTAGCTAATATAGTTGTTCGAGCTAATGTAGTTCCAGAAGATGTAAAAGTGCCTAAACCAACTTCAAAGTCAGTGTTGTCTGTACAAACATAATACGTTGTATCAGAATTACTAAGATTAGCAGTAAATGTTTCAAAACCACTTACAGCACCAGCTAACGTATATGTTCCAGTGCCTGTAGTGGTTGTGGTTTCTTTAACTCTGTCTTTTATTACTAAAGCCATTACTTCAACTCAATACTCAAGTTTGTTGCGTTAATTCTAAATATATCACCCTCTGCTAATGTCTTACTTGCATCTAATGCTCCGATAAACAAAAAGTTATTGTTGCCACTAGAGCTGGAACTATCATTAATAAATACATGAGTTATTGTTTGTGTTCCACTATCTGTCTTAGCTGCGAAATCAATTGCATTTGTATTCTTTGCGGTCTGTTGATTTGCTGTAGGTGATACTAGTGTCCAAGCAGTAGTTTGTACTCTCGCATATCCACCAAAACTTGCTTCTGTGACGGATACAGAACCTGCATCTGCTGATTCACCTGTGCTATCGGAAAAGTTTGAAACGGCAGTAGCCAATCCAACATATATATTACTTCCTAATCCGTTAGCATTGCCACTACCAAAGTTAGCACTGGATACTTGTGCATTATTATTAAATATAAAATTTAGTATCCTATGTTCTAAATAGGTGGTTGCTGCATTTGAGGTTGCCATAATTTATCTCCTATGTTCTTTGCCTACGAGGTAATCCTTGTCTATAAGCATCATTATTTTCTCTTGATTCACCAAAATCTTTTAAACGACTTACTTCTTCCATGAACCTTCTTTCATACAATTGTATAACATCTGCCTCTCCTTTCATAAAAATATACGCTTCTACAAGCGATCCGTAAAGTAAAGCATTAATTGCATTCTTACTTAACCAGGATGTTGTAGTATCACTTGATATAGCGGATATAGCAGAACTATGAGAAGTTGTACTACCTGTTATTGTCTCACCATTTGTAAAACCAGTTGTTGGTACGATGATTGTTAATTTATTGTCACTATCATTTTTACTGTCAATAGTAGCTGTAACACCGCTGGAGGAACCTGTTATTGTTTCTCCTACCGCAAAACTTGATGCTGAAGAAACAGTTAATTGAATTGTACTATCAGCTAAACTTGTTGGTCTGTAATAATAATGTAGCTCAACTGGGTAATTGCTATTAGGTGTAGGAGATAAGATAAAATTATCTACATCAAATCGTGCATAGTATTTAGGGACACCTGTAGTCGCAGGATTAGGGTGATATTCTTGAACAAAGTTTACATCTTTCTCTAACAGAAAAACTAAATTACTTGAAACTGTTATTGATAAACTAAAAGGTGAAAAGAAATCTGTTGGAACAGACAAAAATCTATCTGAAGAAGTTGTAGCACTTGTTACATTTTTACGAAAAACTTCAAAGTCAATCATCTTAAAAAGACGATTTTCTGTAGATCGAATAAAGTTTCTTAAATTAGAAACAAAAGTTGTTTCATCATTCTCAGTATAATCTTGGATAGATGTTCTTAATGTTGTTAATGTGTAACTCATTTAACTCTCCAACGTCACGGGCCCAGCAGATGCAATACCGCCACCACCTGTGGTATTACCTAACGTAGCTGTAGCAGTTACGCTTATAGTGTACCTATTTGTATCTACCACAGATTGAATTGTAAAGCCAGATGAACCTTGTATAGTAGCACTTGATATACCATCAAAAGGTGATACATCTCTAAAACGAACTGTGCTTGAAGCAGATCTTCCATGACCTGGTTCAGTTACTGTAACAGTTGTAGGACTGCTTCCACCACTTCCAGTTTTAAATGGATTGTGAGGTAAAATAACAGAAACAGATGGCTCTTCTCTATCTGGTCTAGCATCTTTAATTGCTTCAGCGTCTGCTGTTTTTACTCGTAAATCTATCTGAGGATGTTTTGGTTCAAACTCATCTTTACCTACAAAAAGACCATTCCATTCTTTTCTCATGTCTCGTAAGCGATAACGAAATCCAGATCTGTCTGATATACCATAAGAGTTTTTGCCTGTAGCAAATCGTCCCATCAGACACTCAAGTATTTAATATCGGGTGTTAAAGTTAAAGCCACTTTATCCTCATCCTCGGCCGCTGCTCTTTGAAACTCTTCTTCATAAACAGACTTTAATAACTGTGTTCTTTCTGGTGCACGTTTTATTGACAGATAGTATGAAAGACCTGCCACCATGCAAGGTAAAAAACGAAAAGGAACATCTGATGTGTTTTGCAGAGTATCCGCATCTTGTATTCTTCTAACATAGAAATACTCTAAAGTATCTGTGCTATTCTCTGGAGTAGGCCACAAGAATATTTTAGGAGTAATTTGTCTATCAAAGTAATACTGTGAAGGTCTACCTGTTTGAGTTT